CCCCCCGTGCAGGCTGGCAATCAGAGCTGGTCGAATATCTCACCGCCCCTGCTGATCAACGCAAGATTCGATGGATTTGCGACCCAAATGGAAATACTGGAAAATCGTATTTCGCAACACATTACAGTGATCAACGAACTTATTGCATCACTGGCGGAAGATACGCAGACATCTTCTACGGTTACAACTACGAGCCTGTAGTTTTTTTCGACCTCGCACGTTGCAGGCAGGAGTCCTGCCCCTATGAAGTTATGGAGTCGTTCAAAAACGGCTATTTTTTGTCGACTAAGTATGAAGTCAAGCGTGTGAAATTTAATGTTCCACACGTCATTGTCTTCAGCAATTTCGAGCCTGACCGGACCCAGCTATCGGAAGACCGATGGGACATTCACCATCTTCGTTTTCTTTAGTTTTTTCTCTCTTTTCTCTTTTAATAAACATGCTTTAAGCAATAAAGTGATCGCCCACCGTCGACCTTTAGGTCGTACGGGGGCGATGGATTAGGGTTTAGCTTAGGGTTAGGGTTAGGTGATCGGTCCAGCGATAGCTGGACCTTAGGGGGTTAGGGTTTTAGGGTTTTAGGGTTATTAGGGTTTTATTGCTCAATCAATTAGGTATTTAATTGCGTAGTTGATCGTCTTCCCTGGCGCATCTTTCCAATTAACCCAATACTGTTTGTTGACTTGCCACTCCAGCATATCAGTCCCTACATCACCCGCGAGGAATGGATTGAAGGTCGGACACATTACGACTAACAAATCTTTACATTTCCCGGCTTGTATTCTGCCGGGTGTCAGGTCTTTGGCGTAGTTTACTTTTCCTTTATAGCCAGAGAACGTATAATTCATAACACCGCCTGCTGGGAGCTGAACGCGTGCTTTCTTTAGCACTTTCCAGTATTTTCCAAATTCTGGGCAAGTGTACGGGGTTGATCCTGAATCATCAGGACGCGCCGTTACGTACGTTTTTGCTCCACTTCCACTGACCGCGACGCTTTGATCGACGGTCGTCATTAATGCATCCCAGCATCCTTGCGCTGTTTGATACGTACTGGGTTGAATCTCAGTACGCGAAACAACCTCGTATATATCTAGGTAGAGCGGTAGCGAATATAGGTTTCTAAACGCCACATTGGCTTTACTTGATTTTACAAAAAATTCAGTTTCGTTGATACTTTTGCGGATTGCCGCATTAGAAGTATACGGCGCAGTCGTATCCAAACGAAATGCCTCTCTACCATGATCATACAATTCCTCTATCAATTTTCTGAGACCGGAGGCACCTCCGGTTGAACCATAGCAGCCTAATCTGAATCCACCTACGGTTGCTGTCCCGAAAGAGGGCACAACAAGTTGTTTAATAGCTCCGTAGTTTTGCGGCGACGCACCGACAGCCAGAGTCTGATCGGCTAAGGACGTTTCAATTAAACTAATCAATCCACGAGATTCAGATATAGCAGCGTCAACTTTCTTTTCAAATTTGACTTTGCGCAATTTCTTCTTAGACATTCGCTTTCTGTTCTTACTAACACGTGCATCGTGTTGAGTTGTAAGAACCCCTGCGGATCCACCGAACTTTCTTGCAGTGGTTCGGGGTCGATACTTCCTTGCACGTTTTCCACCATGTTTGCTTCCGCCAAACTTTCTTTTCATACCGTAAGCTAGTGCTGCTACTCCTGCAGCTCCTTTGTAACTTGCTCTTGCAAAGTGGTATGGCTTTTTATAAGTATGATATGCAGCGTATGCGTGTCCCGCTAGTCTGCTTCCTACGTAAGTTGCTGGTCTAACCCACCAAACCATTTGGGTTGGTGGTCAAGTGCCCACGTGTTTATAGACCCGATCCGCACCCGATCCGGACCCGGGTTTAGGACCCGACTCCGCTCCTGCGGCAGTTGAAAATTTTCAGGTCCCGATCCGAGCAGAAGTTATAAAAGGTGGGGGACAGTACTACCCCCACCTCTACTCACTGCTCAGTTAACATTCTCCTCCATGTCTCAATCTTCAAATTGGTGCTTTACCCTGAATAATTATTCTCCCTTAGAATTATCCCATCTTCAATCACTTATTGACGACGACAATGTGGTTTACCTCGTATTTCAGGAAGAGACGGGAAGCGAAGGCACTCCGCACATTCAGGGTTACATTCAATTTGCATCTAGAAAAAGAATTGCTGGAGCTAAAGCAATTATTGGAAATCGCCCTCATCTTGAAGTTGCCCGAGGAACTCCAGGACAGAACAAAGAATATTGTACTAAGGAGGATACGCGATCTGGAGGCCCTTATGAATATGGAACTATGAGATCCCGAGGTACGAGGTCAGACATACAAAAATTAGTAACATTCTCGCGTTCGGCAGAGATTACGGACGAAATTTTGTTTGAAGAGTTTGCTGACGTTTACGCTAAATATCCTAGATTTTGCGACCGTTTACGCAAGGCCGCGTTCGAACGGAATGTTAACCCCGCCCCCCTCACCCCCCGTGCAGGCTGGCAATCAGAGCTGGTCGAATATCTCACCGCCCCTGCTGATCAACGCAAGATTCGATGGATT